GGCTCTCAGTGGGGATTTTTTGGGCCTATTCTTGGTGTTGATAAGTATATGTATTTAGATGTAACTGACGCTGCAACAACGGCAATTGGGTACATGCCCGCACCTTCTAGCACTGTTGTAAATACTGGGGCTAATACTTGGTCTGCTTTGAACGACCAGATTGACACTTATGTGCAGTATTGCTTTGCAGAAGTAGAAGGTTTCAGTTCCTTCGGAAGCTATACCGGGAATGGCTCGGCAACAGACGGCCCCTTTGTCTACACCGGGTTCAGACCTGCTTTTTTAGTTATTAAGCAATCTAATGGTAACAATTCATGGAACACATCAGACGGGGCAAGGACACCATATAACGGCGGGAATGATTCTTGGTTAAATTTGAATTTGCCAAACGCCGAAAGTAGTTCGCAAGATTTGTATGACTATTTATCTAACGGCTTCAAGTTGCGAAGCTCCGCAGGTGGTGTCAATGGCTCTAGTGGAAAATACATCTACATGGCATTCGCAGAAAACCCCTTCAAATACAGTAACGCACGATAGGTAACATAATGAAATACTACAACACAGAAACACAGACAGTAGTTAGTGAGAGGCAAGTAGTCAAAGCCAATCCTAACACTTCATTTGCGTTACCTTTCAGTGACGCGACACTTGAGTCACTTGACTTGGTCAGACTGACTGACGACACCAAACCAGCCTATGACGCAGCAACCGAAAAGGTTATTGAAGATGTCATAGAAGTACGCGATGGCGTGGCTTACCAGACTTACAGCGTAATAGACCGCCCTGCTGAAGCCATTGCTAACGAACTGGCTAACAAAAAAGCTAATGTAAGAATCCAGCGTAACGACAAGCTGTCTAAAACAGATTGGGCGGTTCTTCCTGATAGCCCACTGTCAACTGATGACAAGACTGTCTACGAGAACTATAGGGCTGCTCTACGCGATGTACCTGCACAATTTGGCTTCCCAGATAACGCATTGCCTGAAAGCCCTGACGAGTCACCATACGACTCTTGGACATACGACAGCACCAACTTTGTCTGGGTAGCCCCACTGCCTAAACCTGAAGGTGAAGCGTCTTGGAATGAGGCTGCTTACCAAGAAGACAACACAACAGGGTGGATACAGATATGACAATTACCAGAGATTTTGCCAACGTATCAGGCGGACTAACTAGTACGGTTACAGAGCTTAATTACACCGATGGTGTAACTAGCAACATACAAACTCAGCTAGACACTCTGGCCACCGTCCCTGCTGTTGGTACGCAAACAGGTAGTTATACCCTAACTACTGCTGACACAGGTAAGTACGTTCAGGTAGGCGCAGGAGGCTCCATCACAATTCCTGACGCTACTTTTAGTGAAGGCGATATAGTCAGTATTTTTAACAACACGACCGGAGATGTAACTATTACTTGCAGTATTACAACTGCCTATATAGCTGGAACAGATGCAGATGTGGCAACTGCCACGCTTCCAACAAGAGGTGTGGCTACTATTTTGTTTATATCAGGCACTGAGTGTGTGCTTGCAGGTAGTTTCTAATGCCAGCAATACAAATGATGATTCTTGGTGGCCCACATAGCGCGGGTTATGAAATAGCTACTTTGGTTGTTGCGGGGGGTGGCGCGGGTTGTAATACTACCAGCTACACATACTACGGTGGTGGTGGAGGTGGTGGTGGGTTTAGGTATGAAACCGCGAAAAAATTAGAACCCGGCACAACATACACAGCAACAATAGGTGGTGGTGGGGCTATGGGAACCAATCTTGGTAATAGTCAGCCGGGCAGTAATACATCGTTTGACGGCTTTACGTCAACTGGTGGGGGCGCATCAGGTAATGCTGTAACTAAAAACGGTGGTTCTGGAGGGGGGGCTACAGTCTATTCAAATTATGGTGCAACAACCAATTACGGGAGAGGTTTGGGAAACACTCCCGCTACAACTCCATCACAAGGAAATAATGGTGGTAATTGGTTTAACGATGGCTATCAGGCTGGTACTGGCGGTGGTGGCGGAGCGGGTTCTGCTGGCGGTAATGGTAGGGGGAGAAATTTAGGCGGTAACGGTGGCTCTGGGTCTTCTTGGGAAGGTCAGGGGACGTTTGCTGGAGGTGGTGGTGGTGCTGGCACTGATGGTGCTAATTTCTTATTAGGCCCACCTTATAGCGGTTCCGGTGGGTCTGGTGGCGGAGGATCGGGTGGTGGGCCTGCATCAGCCGGGACAGCTAATACTGGAGGTGGTGGCGGTGGATCGGCACAGGGCGCTAGCCAAACTGGTAATGGGGGTTCTGGGGTTGTTATTTTAAAAATACCTACAGCTAAGTACACTGGAATCACCACAGGCTCTCCAACGGTTACAACTTCTGGGAGCGACACTTTTGTTAAATTTACTACTTCAGGAACTTATACGGCATGAGCCATTTTGCTAAAGTTGAAGATGGGATTGTTACGCAAGTTATCGTTGCCGAACAAGATTTTGTTGACACGCAAGAAGGCACTTGGGTTCAGACATCCTACAATACTCACGGTGGCGTTCACTATAGCTCTGAAACTTTCGAGCCAGATGGCGGGGTAGCACTGCGGAAGAACTATGCTGGTATTGGCTATACTTACGATTCTGGTAGAGATGCGTTTTATGAGCCGCAGCCTTACCCAAGCTGGACATTAAATGAATCGTCCTGTATCTGGGAAGCACCCATTCCAATGCCCGATGATGGGAATAGGTATGAGTGGGATGAGGACACAACAGGCTGGATAACTATAGGAATCTAACATGGCAATTTCATACACAATAGACAAACTAGTGCGCAATACTTCCGATGGGGGTGTTGTTCGTGTCCGGGCAATAGCCTCAATGACTGATGGTGATGTTACTGTCAGCGACATGGTACACGCTAACTTCACTCCTGACACATCTGCTGATGGCTTTATCTCTTTTGACAGCCTCACCGAAGCAGAAGTCATTGGCTGGGTAGAATCCTCTATTGATGTTGATGCTGTTACTGCATTACTTCAAGCGAAGATGGACTCTGTGAATACCCCTGCCACTGCTGTTGGTATGCCGTGGGTGACTGAAGAAGAACCTGCCGAAGAAGCGTAAAGACAGCACAACAGGCTGGATAACTATAGGCGAATAACGTGATAGAAGTGATGGCGGCAGTTAGTCTTGCCAACTCCGCTTTCAACGCCCTGAAAACGGGGCTAGAAAAAGGCAGGGAACTGCAAGACATGGGCGAGACTCTTGGCAAGTTCTGGGATGCCAATGAAACTATCTCGCAGGCTGGCATTGAGAATGAGACAGCGACTTACGCCCAAAAGCTGTTGCAGGGCAAAAGCATCGAGTCACAGGCGTTAGAAATAACTATCGCAAAGACTAAAGCGCGTGAGATGGAAAATGAACTGCGCGAGTTTCTGATTTACTCCGGGCAGGGTGACTTCTACCGCGAGATGCTACGCGAAAGGCGGGCTATCAAGAATCAGCGTTTCCGAGAAAAGCGAGCGCAGGAATTAGCCAAAAAAGATGCTATGGATTTGGCACTTATTGTTTTTCTGTTTGCTCTTGGTGGCGGCGTAATAGCCGCTATCGTTGCGATGATTGCGGAGGCACAATAAATGCCAGCCAAAAAGAAGTATCCTACCGACCCGACCTTCCTTGACGTAGCAAATGCCACACCCAGACAGCGTGAGTATTACCATGCCTACATGGAAAAACAGTCAGTGTACAACGCTGCTAAAAAGCTGGGTATTGCTTATCAAAATATTTATTCAGAGCTAGACAAGCTGGTATTACGCGCATCACAACGTGGCTGGACAGAGCATTCAGATAACACCAGATTTGTACCGCCCGGTCAGCGGTTGGTTGGTCAGTCTACGCTCACAAAGGATGAAGAAGGGAACACCGTATGGATAAAGACCAAAGCTGAATTTGAGCAAAAGCAACAAGCCTTTAAAGCGTTTGTTGATGAACTTTCCCAGACCATCAAGCCTGTCAAAGCAAAGCCCAAGCCAAAGAAAGTAAAATACGATCCTGACCTACTGCCCACTATTATCATTGGTGATGCCCATATCGGGATGAAGGCTGATGGTAATCTGACCCGTGGCAGGGACTTCGATGTAAGCATTGCTACATCAGAGATTAAGGATGCCGTCACTTCACTGGTGGATTGTGCGCCCACAGCAAAGCATGCTGTGCTTGTGAATATCGGTGATTTCACACACTCCGATAACTCCAACTCCACCACGACACGCGGCACTTCCGTTGATATGGATACCCGTTACGAGAACGTCATGCGGTCAGCGGCTCACACGATGATATTCTCAATCGACAAGATGTTGGAAAAGTTCGAGACGGTGCAGGTAGTTATAGCAAGGGGTAACCATGACTCAGATTCGGCTATCGCTATCCAACTGTGCTTGGAGATGTATTGGTCAAAACAGCCAAGAGTGAACATGGTTCCGCAGAAAGGGTTTTTCCACTATTTGCAGTTTGGCAAGAACCTTTTGGGTATTCACCACGGAGACAAAGTGAAAGCTGAAAAGCTGGCCTCAATACTCCCAAGGGACATGCCGAAGGCTTGGGCCGAGACTACTCACCGATACTGGCTGGTAGGTCATTTCCACCATCAGGATGTGAAAGAGTGCGACAACGGGGTCATTATCGAAAAGAAGGGCTGCTTGGCTCCACCAGATTCTTGGCATTCAGGTCAAGGCTATGGCTCCGCATCTGTAATGGATATGATCGTGTACCGCAGATCAGGCGGGAAGGCGATCACTCACACCTACGAGATCCCCCGTGAATACCGTGAGATTGATTCTAAAATAGGCGGGTAGAGGTTATAATGTGAAAGGCGTTGCCGAATTTATCTTGACGGTCTTATATTACACTGATGGGCAGTACACGCCAGAGGATATTGAGAATCTCTTGGTTATCATAAATGAATACTCTGATGATAAGCCTGATCTCAAAATAGTGAATTTACCAATGGATGTAGAGTGATGGAGTTCCAAGTATTATTTAACGTAGCACTTTCTGTAGTTATG